AAGTACTCGATGTACCGCTTCGTGACGCTGTTGACAGTACGCTTGACTACTGCCCATATCTCGTCCTCCGCGCCGCTTGTGGGCACAACGGCGATTGACTCGAACTCCCCGTCCGTGACTATGCGACTCCACGCCACCACGTTGGGCGGATGGTAGGTAAGCGCGAGTAGTTCCCCATCTTCGCGCACGGCGTACAGGATTGTCTGCGGGTCGTCTTGGTGCGCGAGCTGTATCACGCCGCCCTCGGTGACGTGGCCGGCGTTGTAGGTAAGGTCCGGCGACTGCCATGCATCCGTGCCCGCGCCAGGGACGTAGCCGCGTACCACCTCGCCCCCACGCTGCACAAAGACGATGGTGTTGTGGATGCGCACCGGCTTGATGGCCGACGAGCCGAAGGTGGACTGCTTGAGCGCCTGCACCCCGTTGGGGCTTATGCCGATGCCCTGCTGGCCCCGTAGGACTATCTCCTCCGTGCGCGTGCCGACAACAAGGTCTTGCCCGCCCATGATCCACAGGATGTCTACATTGCGGTCCCCGGTAAGCTTGTAACTCCAGCCTTCGTTGGCAAGATCGCCCAGGTAGAAGTTGGAGAAGCGCCCCGTCTTGGAGGCCCAAATCGTGGACGGCTCGTCTACAGTAGGCCCGATGACAAGCCGCTGCTCATGGAAGGTGATGTCCTTGGGATAATGATCGGCTTCGTCAAACCACTCAGCACCTTCGGGCTCATCGTACATGAGTCCGGTAATACCATCGTTGGTGTTAGCGATAAAACTAGCTTCCGTAATAGTTTGCCAGTCGGTCCCATCGTCGCTCACGTAGTAGTTCTGGCCAGTTCCGAAAACGTAGAACCTAGATCGAACCCACACGACGGTACTGAGAGACTGAGACGTAGTTAGCGCAACTGTCCATGATGTACCGGTTGTGCTAATGTAGATCGTACCGCTACCAGTGAACCCTCCAGACGTGTTATCGCTTTTCTTGGCAACTACCCAGAGTGGAGTACCGGGATCATAGACGACACTCTGGAAAGAGTGATTCGTTACTGACACTGCGGTTGTCCAGCCGGCGGTAACGCTACCCGAGTACTTGATGCCAGACAGCCCGACCGCTACCCAGAAGTCGTTGTAACCCTCCATGTCTCGAACGCCGCCACCCGTTCCACCAAGAGCTGGACCGGGCACGGAACTCCATGTTCGGCCATCGAATGACTTTGCGCCTTGAGTACCTGGCGCTCCACCTGCGATACGCCATCGATTGTTGACAGGGTCAATGGCAATCGCTTGCCATGCGGCAGTCGATATAGTGGGATTAGTCTGTTGGTCCCAACCCAAACCGCCGTCTTCACTAACCCACAGATCATTCGTTCCATTACCACCAAGAACAATGATTCCGTATTTGTCAACCTTGATAGTTAGCGGCCCGGTAGTATCTGGCCCAGCCGAAACCCAGTCATGCGAATCTCCCGAAATGTACACGGCGCTGTTGTTAAAATCTGGTACTAAGAACAACCCTATCTTCGTAGAAGCCACGCCCGATCTGTAGATTTCCCGTGTATCGCTCGTTGTTATGTTGAGTCGGTCCGATTCCCAATGCGTGAAATCATCTGTTCGATAGATACGTCCAGTGTAAGTCACGGCCACTGCATTCTGAAAAGCATCCGTATGAGCTTGAGTCAAACTCCAATCTGCGGCGCTCGTGAACGCGAGTTTGCGCATGGCGTAGGCTGGATGCACCCAGTAGACGGCTTTCTCATCGGGGATGTACTGCCACCGTAGTTGCGATAGTTCCCCCGTGCTCCAGGGACTTGTCACTTCGTAGGGCGCACCTACAATCGCGTGCGTGCTCTGCTGCCAGAAGCGATAGGCGTCCCCCAGCTCAAGAACGAAGCTGTTGGTGGTGTCTATCTCGACAGGCACCAGAATAGTTGCGTCGCTGCTGTCCTTCACCTCGCCAGCAAAGAAGGTGCCCGGGCGCCGGACAGCACTCCCGGTCTTGCGCACAATCCAGTTCTCCAGCGTGCGCACACCGCGAGCCGTTATCTCGTTGGTGATCCCGTCGAGCCGTGGGTCAAGTTCGCCTGTGCCGAAGTCTCGCGGGGGCGGGCGGCTACGCATCAACGCATCCAACCCCGCAAGGCATCATAGCTCCATACCAACCAAGTCTCGTAGGACTCAGGAGCGACAGCACCCAGTGCTGGGTCGTATTCAACGCCACCCACCGCAATCCAAGCATGCCAGGTGTCGGCGTTGAATCCGTGCCCTGTGAGCATGGCACCCTTTACGCCAAGTCGCTCATAGATGCGGGACAATGTCACGATGGCGTAGTCTTCACAATCACCGGCCCCCGCCGTCTCTGTCTCTCGCGCCGAAGCCCAATAGTCAGAGACGCCGTACAATTCTTCGTCTGTACGGTAGTCGATAGAATCCGCCACTTCCTTGACAATGGCTAACACCGCAGCATCATCAACGGGAGCGTCGCCCATCGAGCACGCCCCTATCACCAGCGCCAACCCGAACAGAATGGCGATAATACGCATACCCACCATCCTACCGCACCTCAGCCCAAAGCGGCTCCGGCTCTCCCCCGTCACTCCCGCCCGTGGCGTTCGTCAGCTTGGCACGCGCAAGCGCCCCCTGATACTCCGCTCGCATGTCCGCGCGCAAGTCCTTCATCGCGTGTATCCGCATGGATATGAACCAAGCCAGCCGCGCCACAATGACCTCCACCAGGTCCGGCTCGTACAGGCTCGGGTCCGTTTCCTGCTTCGTGTACAGCACCCCGGCGTTCTCCAAGTCGGTGTAGAGGAACGTCCGTTCCTTCCGCCAAGTGTTCCCGTCGATACTCCGCGCGGTGTCAAAGCTGAATTGCTCGTCCAGCACGTTGACCACCCGCAGACAGTCGGTTGGCAGATCGTAGACGTAGGAGAAGTCGCCACCGGGATACCTGAGCAGCAGCCCGCCCGACGTGTACGCCGTATACCCCGAGCCGTCGAGACTCGTCCCGTCTATGGCGTACAACGTCAGCGTGTCCGTGCCCGCTGCGAACACCCGGAAGATGTCGTTGTTGAGCTGCGTCATGCCGCCCGCGTCTTCCACCGTCACCAGCTCGTTGGCGATGTAGGTATGCCCGCTCGCCGTCAGATGCACGGGGTCCGCTGCCGTCGCCGACGTGATGCTGATACGCCCGCTCCGGGTCATGGTCTGGCGCTTGAGGATGCAATCCCAGTCCGTAAGCTGGAGGCAGTAGTCGCGGTTCTGGTCGTATATCTGGTTCGCGATGTTGGCGTCCCGGCTGGATTCGGTCATCGTCGCGATTGTGGCCTGCCCCAATCGCTGGAGCGCCATGTTGACAACGTCCACCTCGGCCGAGACAGAAGCCAAACTCATAACAGTCCCCCAGGTCTAGTGAACGAGCGCCCACCACGCGGCCCCGTACTAATGATGTGGCCAACGGGAGCCTGGATCGGAGGACCAAACAGCAACTCCTCGGCTATCGGCTCCATGTTCGCGCTGGTGAGCGTGCGCGTGCTGATGCGGCGCTGCCCCTCGACGCCGCCGCCCTGGCCCCTACCGGGGTACTGGTACTCGCTGGCCATCAGCCGCTACCGATCACGAGCGAGCCCGACCAGATCCCGGTATTGGTGGTCGAGTCAACAACCATGGCTGCCACGCACGCATCCGCAGGGATAGTTGGCATGCCGAGGAAGAAGGCGTCCAGGGAGTCGCCGGTGTTGATGAGTGTGCACGGGAACTCCGCGAGCTTCTTGAGAACGGTAATGCCGATGTTGCCCGCGGTGCCGCTGGATACGGTTGTGGTCAGGCTCGTGATCGACTTGACCCCGAGCTCGGGCGATGCTTGCACGAAGCGGAACATCTGCCCAGCGGTCTCGGCGTTGGCCGGGTGAGTGTAGGGCGCGGTCTGTGCTCCGTCCGCGCTGTCCACGTAGGCCACTGTCCACACAGATCCCGTGGCACCGGGAGCGGTATACACCTCGCCCCATATCTGGAGCCCGAGCCAATCCGCGGGCCGCGTGATGTTGCCGGGCGTGGTGACGTTCAACGTCGTCGGGTTGGTACCAGCGGTGGTGAGCCCCGAGCACGCCCACACGCGGTCGTATAGGATCAGCTTGCCAGCAGTCGAGCACGACATGGACATCTGCAAAAGCTTGTTGTCGCCCGAGACCGCGTCAAGCTGCTGGAGCCCGCCGAGCGTCGTGCGCGTGGGGATGTAGCCCGAGCCCGCGGTGTAGGCCGGTGGATTCGCGCCCGCCGCCGGATTGCCCGTGCCTTTCCACAATGAGTGGAACGACGGCACGGCCTCAGCGGTCAGGGATAGCCGGTAGAAGTCGATCACCTGGCCTGCGGCGAGAGCTGCGATCAGTTTGTCCCGCGTGTCGATGGCCACCGTCTAGTCCGTGGTCCCCGGCTCCATCTGCATGTAGGTGCTGAGCCAGTACAGGAAACGTGCTTTCATCGCCGGGCGGATGAAGTCGTTGGCCACCCCGAACGCCTTGATGGCGTTAAGCTCTCCCTGGGCTCGCGCTGACAGACTGTCGAACCCCGCCAACACCTCAATCCATCCGCCAGACAGAGCAATCTCCGTCCAGCCCTCGTTACCGCTGTTGAAAGTGTTAACCATTTTCTCCCCCTATGGATTGGCCACAGTGTTGCGGGTCTTGTAGCAACGCACCGACCCGGATGTCAGCGTGAAATTGGTAAAGGCACCGTAGATGGTCACGCCTGCCGGGAACAACATTGACCCTATGGTGCCCGTTCTCGTTACCCCCAACTCCGTGAGCGTCGCAAACACCGTCCCCGACATACACGTGATGGCGAACCACGTCCCCGTCACGGCCCCCGTCGTTGTTATGATGTCGCCGCCATACTCGCCGGGGATGCCGATTTTATGCATGACCTACCTCCAGAGAACCGGGGGGCCTAAGCCCCCCAAGTCCTTAGTTCTTCGGCGCATTCAACGTCAGGAACGCGTTGATGGCCCCCGCCGTGAAGCCCGACCCGGAAGCGTAGTTGTAGTTCATCCTCAGGTACCGCAGGTTGTCCACCGGTAGCGGCACCGTCAGGATGTCGAACCCCTTCACCAGCTGGCCCACCGTGAACGTCGCACTCTTGAGTACGTCGGTGTAGGTGCCACCGGAAGTCGCGCTGTTCTCCAGATCCGCGATGAGCGTGTCACCCGCCGATGCCGTGGTGAACGCCGTGCTCACCCGGCACACCAGCCAGAGTGGCGTACCCCCGCCGATGTTGGAAGCCGCAGCCTCCGTGTCCAGCGTGTCGGTCCCCGCCGTCGTCGCCGCAGATGCCGTGATGGTCTGGGCGTCGCTGAAAACCATCTTGTCAATGATCATGTTTTCACCTCCCCCCTAGCTCACAGCCGTCTCGGTGATACCGATGGCATCCAACTGCCGAATCGGCGCACGCCGGAACGTGATGACCGGGGACCCCCACAGGGTGTCCTCCCCATAGAGCACGTTGCTCTTGTCCATCGCCAGGATTTCCAACTGCGTCAGCGTGATGCTGTGCGCATACAGTACCCACTGCGGATACTCGTCGTTGGTCTTCCGCCCCTGGCGCATCAGCTGCACCAGAAGGTCAGGCTCGATGATGTTCGCGCCGCTCGGGTCGTCCTCGATGTTGGTCAGCCGGAAGATGTCCCGGTCGTCCCACACGCACAGACCCAAACTTGCCTGGAACTTCGCCTGGAACACGTCACGCCGCGTCGGGCTCGTGCTCGACCCATCCTCGACGGTAACCAGACCCTTTGTGTCCACCCCGACCGGGGCGTTGACACCGGGCATCGCGATCCCGGGCTCGTAGATCCCGTGTACCGCCTGCGGGCCATAGTGAATGCCGTAGATGCTCGTGGTGTCACCACCCGAGCCACCGCAGCCCTTCACGTAGGTACCCAGCGTGTTCAGCCGGTACAGGATACCGTCGAACTTTTCCGGGTCCGTCTGCGTGTCCGATGTCACAAACGCCGTGCTGAGGGTCTGTCCAAGGCCCTCAACGAATGAGATGAACTCCGTGTTGAGCATCGCCTCGCGGTCCCCGAGCATCTTCTTGATGGACAACTCGTCCACCTCTGCCCAGGACTCCAAGGTGCCGACGTTCTCCACGATCTGCTTGGTGTGCGACGTTTCGACCGCAGCACCCGTGCCGATCTTGCGCCACGAGCCGGAAGGCTGCGAAAGCCTGCGGCTGTGGACGTACGCCGATACCTGGTTGCAAGGCACCCACGGGACGTCCATCCATAGCTCGTCCACTCGGCTCAGGACTTCCGAGATCTTCAGGACGGCTCCGTTGTTCGTCCTCTTGGCAATCTCAACGACGCCAAGGGTGTTATTCTGAACTGTTGCCATGTCACTCCTCTACAGCCGGGCGGTCCCGTTGCGAGGAGGATTATCAGTTGGCCGGCCCGATGCGGGTTGTCGGCTTTCCGGTCCTACCTACTGTCTGCGGTCCTCAATCCCATCTTCACGGGGTCGAACAGCAGCCCCTTGCTGTTGTCCACCACGTCTCTGGGCACCGGTGAGCCGCGCTCCAAGGTGGAGTCACTCATCAGTTTCCCGATGTTGTACATCCACTCGCGCAGCACCGCCAACTTGCCCGGCCCGCTGTTTAGCCACTGGACAACTTTGTCCCCACCTAGCTTGGCTACCTTCTGCGAGAGCGCCATGTTCGCGTCGAAGTCCAGACCCCAAGCCTTCCGCAATTCCGTCTCTGAAGCGTCGAACACCTTAGCGATGTTCTGCTTCATGTCGGCATACTTCTTGGCCGAGTCCTTGAGAAAGTACTCGTGGTAGTGCTTCGCCTGCTCCTTGAGCGGCAAAGCCTGTACCTTGAATACAAGCTCCTTGAACCCCTTATCGAACTCAGCATCCCGCGTCATGCCTTGCGGCAGGTCCACGTTGCCCAGTTCATATGCGTCCGGTGACTCGGGACGCCCGAGCCGCTTCACGAACTTCTCCCGCTCTTCCGACGTCATGTCCTGGACGTTCTTGGATGCGTACTTCTCAAGGTCTACGTAGCTCTTCACTGCGTCGGCCGGAGCCTTCCAGCCCTTGACCTCTATGACCTTGCGAAGCGACTCATCCACTCCCGTTCCCCAGGCGTCGGGGCTCGCGGTGCCCGTGGCGTCCGTCTGATTGTGCTGCGTGGCGGGCGCAGGATTGTCGGGAGCCTTCCCGGTCGCTGTCACCGCTGCCACCGCGTCAACGTCTGCCATCAATACCTCTCTCTATCAGTATAGCACGAGTCTGCTGCTCGCTTTCCGGTTCTATCGCTTCATCCGGTATCGTTAGCTCCAGCATGGCCTCAACCAGCTTGTCCCAGTTAGCACCCTGCACAACCCCAAGGTGCTCCAGCAACTCCACGCCCATGTTGTGGCGCTCACGCTGTGCGTCCGTCTCTATGCGGTTGAGTAATCCATAGCTACCGAGTAGGTGTGAAAGCGTAGCCCGGCCCGCTGGTGTGCGGTCGAAGGTGGCCCGGTAGTTCTGAATGAGCAGCTTTTGGCGCTTGTCGCGTCTACTTGGAAACATGCTTCCAGTACCACTCGTTGAACTTGCCCTCTTGTCCTGTCTCTTTCAGGTAAGCCGCGATTACCACCGACTCGCTCAATAGTGGTGGTTGTGGCGGCTTCCAATAACTCGCACGTTCTGCGGCATCCACCAATTCTTGTGCCAACGCGCGCGCTTCGACAGACGGGATTAATAGCGTACCGTCTACCGTGTCCGTGCCAACGGTAATCCTGAGTGTCACAGCACGCTCTGATGTGCCAACCTCATATGTCGTCTCTCGTTCGTGTTTCACGTCGTAGCCCCTACCGCCTGCCGCGCCTTCAAAGCACGGTCAAGCACGCTGTCAGGCTCCACAGCCTTACCGGCCTTGCTCGCCTGCTCCATGGCCGCAAGTTGCCGCTCCTCCTGCATCCGCTTCGCCTGCTCCTGACGCCCGCGGTCCCGTAGCCGCTCGTCTACCATGGCCTCCTCAGGCAGCCCGTCCGTCTTGGACATCTCACGGCTGATGAAGTCGAAGTCGTAGTTGTCCAGCACCTGCATCGTCCTGGCCCCCGTGGGATCCACCGCGACAAGCGCCGCAAGGTTGGACATCGCGCGTCGATACGGCTCCTGCTCGGTGAACCGCCTCTGCGCCTGCGCCAACGGCCCAAGGTACACCGTCTCAAGCCGTTGGTTCTTGCCTTCTGTGAGCACCCTCGGCGGGGCCGGAATCAACTCTGCATCCCACGCATCCTGAAACACGCCGTCAAGGATCTTGTCCATGACATCCTGGTTGAAACCGGCGATCTGCGGCCCAAGGTGTACGGCGATCTCTTCCTCAATGCGTGCGATATGCCCAAGCGTAGCCTTGTCCCCTATGTCCTGCCCGAGCCGCTGCATCATGGTGAACTGCGGCACAAGGAAGTGCTGGTCGATGATGGATTGCTTCCGCTGCTCCCGGTCCAGCCCTGCCCGTAGTTCTATCTTGTGATCCGGTACATGCGGCTCGCGGCCCGCATCCTCGTAGAAGTAGCGGCCACCCGGCACCCACTGCACCTTGCCACGCATCTCCTCTGGGATGCCAACCACCGGGTTGACGCTCATCTGGGCCGCCGTGATATCCGTCTTCGCGTAGGCGTACAGCCCCTTGATATCCGACAGCGCCCGGAAGCCAGGACCGCGCCCGTACACCTCGCCCGGCGGCTTCTCGTTCCGCCAGATGGCGTACGGCATCACGCTATAACCACCCTCGTCCATGATCCGCTCGTGCTCCACGTCGATGTAGCAGCTGGCGTACTTCTTGGCTGCCTTGTCACGCTTGCGCGGGTCGTAGTTCTGATTTGGCTCCACTGCGTGCAGCACCTTGAAAGTCTTGAATCTCTGCGGCGGGTCGTTGTAGTGCTTCAGCACCTCGTCGTCCACGTTCTCTTTCCCGAAGCGCTGCACGAGCTGTTGCGCCGTCATCATGAAGTACCGGTACACGGTGTCTACGTCGCCGTCCTTGTCTTCGGCCAAGTAGATGCCGGTGATTGGGAGCACTTGGAACACCTCACGCTGTGCCGCTATGTCCCAGTAGCGATAAAGCACAGCCGTCCCTAGCTCGCCACCATCACCAAAGAAGTCGTGCATCTGCGTGTACAGGTTGCTCCCGGTGATGAGCCCCTGCGAGCCTTGGACTGCCAATGATGACCACTGGCGCACTTCGCGCACCTTGGCCAGCGCTGGGTCCGAAGGCACGAACGTGAACCACTCCAGCCGCGGCGTCATCAGCCGCCCCATCAGACCCGACTGGTACGTCTTGAGCGATATCTGCGGCCCACCGTCCTGCACGATGTCCACGTTGCGCTTACCGTCGCCCATGCGGTTGAAGCCGAAGTGGTTGTCTATCTCCTCCCAGATAGCTTCTTTGTTGATGCGTTCTTGGGTGTGTTGGAGAGCGGTTAGGGTATCGAGACTATCAGTTACTTGCGACATCTACCTTCCCATTCCGCTGTGCCGCCGCCACTGCGGCCGATAGCTTCGCTGCCTGATCCGTGTAGCGCTCTATGCGCACCGACACCGTGTAGCCTTCGTACCCGCCGCTGGGGAACATGTGTCCTGCGATGACCTCGGCGGCATGCTTCGTCGTGCCCATGATGCTGTGCCCTGCCTTGAGATAGGCGCGCAGTATGTCGCCAGCCGGTACAGCCTTGTTAGCCATTGATTCTCCGCTTCATGCTCTCCTTGATGGCTTTGCTGGCCGCCATGTGCTCGCGCGCCTGTTTCACCCCTCGCTCGATGCCCTTCTCGCCAGCCAGCTTCCCAAGCCGTACCCACTTCCAGTGCTTGCGCCGTTCGGCCGCCGCTTCCCGCAGACTCATGCCCTCAGCCTTGTCGTGCGCCTCCATGGCAAGATGGCGCTCATGTTGACTGAGACCGGCGAGACTCGCCTTCTTGCCGCGAATGATGAAGTACACCCTATTCCCCCGTGTACGGACCCCAGCGCGTGTGCCAGCCGCACGCCGGGCACTTGTCCATCTGGCGCAGCTTGCCGAACTCACCCGTACTGAAGTAGCGCTCCAGCATCGGCGCTGCCTGAGCTGCCAAGGCTGCTTGTGTGATGTCATCGGGCCGTGAGCACTGCGGGCACGGTATATCCGTGTTGGCCACATCAACAGCCGCCATCAGTCGCGCTCCGGCTTGTTCGTCTGCTTCGTGGACGGCTTCCGCTTCGGTGCCAGTCCCCGCCCAGTCCTCGCGCCAGGAGCATACGGCTTCGGCCACTTCACGGGGTGATCCCGCTTAATAGCCACGCTTCCCCTTCTTCTTGCCCTTCTTCCCGCCCATCATCGACTTCATCTTCTTGTCCATGGCTTTCGTGTGCATGGACATCTTTGCCATCTTCATCGCTTCCTCCGCTTGCCCTTCATCTCCCGGTCCCACCGCTTGGCTATCTCCGGGTGCTTCGCATGCATGAATCGCCTCTGCTTAGCACTCCGATACGGCACTACGTAGCCCATCCATTTCTCTTACTGACTTCAAGCTGTACCAGCTCGGCCAACAAGTCGCGTATCTCCCGTAGCAACATTTCCGTTTGACACAAATGGTTTGAATGCTGCGGAAACTCACATCCGCATATATTGCAAATCACCATCATCACAGGCTTCGCGCCTATCACCGCCACTTCTTCGCCTCCACCGCTTCCTTCTTGCCCTCCAGCCGCCCGGCTTCGTAGAGCTTCTGCGTCTCCGAAGGCAACGTCACCGGTTCCACCCCGTCATCGAACATCGATACCGCCCACCCCTTGATCTGCTGGTGCGCTTTCCCGGCCTTGTTCTTGATCAGCGGGCGGCCCTTGCGCTGCCACGCGTACACCTCCTCGGTGGTCAGCTCGATGAACACAGGCTCGCCGTAGTCATGGACTTCAGCCTCGTTCGGGATATCCCGTTCGTCCACCAGCTCCAGCTTGATCTTGCTCACCTTGGTGCGCATCTTGCGCGCCCCACCATAGGCCGTCACGGGTCGTGACACTTCCTTCTCCACCTGTTCCGTGTAGCTTTTGCCTACAGCCCGCGGTGTGCAGATGTAGTCAGCCGGGAAAGGCCGGCCGTTGGGCCGCATGCCGTGCTCCGGTTGTAGCCGAATAGGGTGAAAGGCATAGGTCGGAATCCCGCGCCCCCGGCCCCGCTCGATCCAGTTCTCACGGCGCTGGTCCGGGCCCGCGTAGGCCACGTCGCACTGGTAGACGCACTGATAGAAATACCGCTTTGCCACTCCGTTACCTCTCTCTCCAGTATAGCATTTTCACACGTCTGCTTTGTACGGCTTTATGTGATAGTGCTCCACCCTCTGTCCGGCTTCCGATTCTACTACGAATGTATCAAACAGAATCCGCGCTGCTGGTCTGTGCCCCGTAAGCCCGTCCCCCGTTGACCCTTCGGGCCGGAACAAATCCATGTACCCATCACCAATCATCACCTTGCTGTAACCGGACCACTCATCGGGATATATCTTGCCGTTTATTGTCACTCTGACAGGCGTCCAGTAAGCATCGGTGCGGCTAATCACCACATGCTTCATCTACGCCCCCTTCGCCATGGGGTTGTGCATCGGCTGCACGTCAGCACCATGCTTCGGGTCGAAGTAGGTCCGGGCCAGCTTTGTCGTGCTGTACCACAGGCCCATGGCCGCAGCCACAACGATGTCATCGTGGACCTCGGGCTCCAGCCCTTCATAGCCCAGCTTGCGACTGGCTGGCTTCACCACATATCCGAACTTGGATATCTCGTCACTGAACTCAGCGGCATGCTCTACCTTCGGATTCATCTTCACGTCGCCACTCTGGTAGGCCACCACAAGAGCCGAGCAGATATCCCGCTTGGGTACTGTCAGGCTTCCATCTGGCCTATCATGCGGCAAATCCCCACTCGTGATAGTCACACCCACAGGCCGCAGCCGGTAGGGCTTGGCCTTGAACGTGTCGATCACAGGCCGCCCTGGCCCACCAGCGTCCACCACCAGCACTACGCCCATCTGCGCGTAGTTGGTCTCGAACAGTGCGAACGTTTCACTCACCTCTTGGATGATCTTGGGGTAGGGTGTGCCAAGCGGCCAGCGCAGTATCGTCGGAATCTCGTGCCACAACCGTGCGCGCTCCGGGTCCGTGCGCTCACCCTTGCGCCACCAGCAGCGCTTGAGCACCACCGCGGCGCTGTAGTCCTGCGCCTGCCCCAGATCCAGCGCGATTACGTAGTCTTTCACCGCACCCTCACTACTTCGGCTTCC